TCACCAGAAAATTGATAACAGAGGGCGTTGCAGCGGGGTTGTCACTTAAGCGTATGGTCAACCTGACAACCCGGTGTCCTCAACGGGGGAAGGAATAACCCCGCCATACTTACCGCCGCGCCATTTCGCGGATTGCCACAACCGGAAGCGCACGGTCGACGAAAATTTAACGACAGGCTATCTATGAACCAGCTACCTCGCCGTGCGCTTTCGCGTTATGGTCTGACTTTTCAGGGAAATATCCTTTCAGTAAACTGTCAGTGCCGGATGCTCACCCGTGTCCGGCGCACGCACTCCACCTCACCCGTGGAGAACTCCTTAATTACCAACCTTAGCTTCGTTGGTTATCTATTAACGCGGGTATGTAATCATTCTGGCAATGCTTAATGCCGCTGCTTTTTCCAGCCTGGTGATATCCTGCTCCAGAGCGGACAGATTTTCAGCCTGCTTAGCTCTGGCTTCATTAGCCCATTTCAGATCCTGCGCTGCATTAATTTTCTGGCGCATCCACTCATAAAGTTCATCATCGGTATAGTCTGGCGCGATGATGACGGGTTCTCGTTTCTGCATACTGATTCCTCGCGGTGCTGTTTCGCTTATCAGCCGTTAGATTTTCCCGAACTGGAAAGCGCCTGTTTAAATTCACTGAAGCTGAGAGCTTCTTCGCCTTCGGCAAGACCATCGAAGTATTCTTCGTAAGCCTTTTCCATGATTGTGTCGAAATCCATATCACTCACCTGAGTTTCTTTCCAGCCAGCGACGGGCACCATTTTCGGTTTTAAACGTTTTGCTTTTGGTATACGTCATCGCGGTGAATGTGCCGTCCTGGTTGGGAAACACGCCGTACACCAGAGATTCGTTGTTGCCAAGCTCGATAGTATCCATGCTGACCTCATTTCCCCTTAACGCCGGGTGGCGGAACTAAAACCTACAGCGCCGTGCTGTTCTTGATAGAAATATTAGTAACGCGGATATTTTAAGTCAACAGTATGGCGTATGATATTTTTGATTTGGTAACTATGTAAATGTTTTTTCAAGGGAAAAATATTAGTTATACAGCTGATTTGCAGAAGTTATGGCACAAAAAAACCGACTAAGACGTCGGTTTTTTTGTTGTGGATGGGGTAGTGAGCGGTGGCTACTGGTTACGTTTCTTTAGTGCCAGCATGTTCTCGAAGGCTTCCTCGTAGAGCTTGTTTAGTCCACGTAGCTGGTTAAGGAGTTTGGCTTTTTCTGACGCAGGTAGAATCTCGAAGAGGTTAAGTAACTCTGCCTGTTCTTCATTGACCAGCCTCCATCCTTTGCCTGAAAAGTTATCATCATAAGTATCTGATGATCTTACATAATTCATTAAGTCTTTAAGGTCTTCTCGAATGTCCTCTGGTTTTACCTTTAACAGAGCCGCAAATTTTAGCGCAGCGTCGGTATTTACCGGTATCTTGCCGTTCAGATACTGGCTAACGGTGCCTTGAGATTCGAATCCCAACAACTCAGCCGCCAGCTCTTGAGTCAGCTTCAGCTCTTTTTTTCTTGCATTCCATGCGGCTTTTAAATTCTTGCTCGCTTCTGGAGTTGCAATCACTTCGCGTGTTTTTTTCATACATAGAGTTTATTTGTTTTACCAATATTATCAAAGATAGTCTGGCTATTGATCTTTAAAATTAGCGGGGCTAATATTTGCTCGAGGCATAACGTAGAAGGTTGGCTATGAACTTAAGAGACTATTTAAAAGAGAAACATATCACCCAGCTACAGTTTGGGAAGCTAACGGGTTTATCTCAGGTGCATGTAAGTCGAGTGCTGGGGGGCTATGAAAGATTCAGCCCTGAAAAAGCATTACGTGTTGCTGAAGTAACGAATTTCGAGGTTACACCTCATGAACTCCGGCCTGATATTTACCCGAATCCAACCGACGGCTTACCTGTTGGATTCAAGGCTAACACACCAAATGCATCGGAGTTGATTCATGAAAATCAGGCATGAGCACATCCGCATGGCGATGAATGCCTGGGCGCATCCGGACGGTGAAAAAGTTCCGGCAGCTGAAATAACCCGGGCTTATTTTGAGCTTGGTATGACGTTCCCGGAATTATATGACGACAGCCATCCGGAAGCCCTGGCTCGCAATACCCAGAAAATTTTCCGCTGGGTGGAGAAAGACACTCCTGATGCGGTTAAAAAAATTCAGGCGTTGTTACCAGCGATCGAAAAAGCAATGCCGCCTCTGCTGGTGGCCCGAATGCGCAGCCACAGTTCAGCTTATTTTCGGGAGCTGGTGGAGACGCGGGAACGACTGGTGAGAGACGCTGATGATTTTGTCGCAGTGGCGATCGCTGGTTTCAACCAGATGAATCGTGGTGGCCCTGCAGGAAATATTGTGGCTGTGCATTGACTCGCAATATTCATACCGGATCACTTCCGGCAATTTGTGAGTAAAAAGATTCGGTATCAGAAGAGGTGAGTATGGCTAACGCCTGGCTCAGATTATGGCATGACATGCCAAATGACCCTAAGTGGCGAACAATTGCCAGGGTGTCAGGGCAGCCAATTGCAACAGTGATGGCAGTGTATATCCACCTTCTGGTGAGCGCGTCACGAAATGTCACGACATGTCACGGCGTGTCACTACGTGGTCACATTGATGTCACGACGGAAGATTTAGCAAGTGCGCTTGATGTGACGGAAGAAGTAATTGATTCAATTTTACAGGCAATGCAGGGGCGGGTACTTGATGGAGATTTAATCACCGGATGGGAAAAACGCCAGGTACTGAAAGAGGACAATGGCAACGTTTCACAAACCGCGAAATCCCCGGCAGAGCGCAAGAGAGCGCAGCGCGAGAGGGAAAAATTACGAAAACAGAATGAGGGGTGTCACGACGAGTCACGCATATGTCACGACATGTCACGACGAGTCACGACAGATAAAGATACAGATAAAGAATTAAACCCCACACATAACGCGCACGTGCGCGAGAGTGCTCCGACCAGTGAGTCGAGTGGTACGCCGTTGCAGGCAGCAGAACCTGCATCCCTGGATGGACTGAGCGAACCCATCGGGAAATTTCCGATGGTCGATGACTGGCATCCGTCGCCGGATTTTCGACGACGGGCTGCGTTGTGGGGGATGGCTTTGCCGGAGCCGGAATTTACACCTGCTGAACTTGCCGCTTTCCGGGACTACTGGGCAGCGGAGGGGAAAGTTTTCACGCAGGTTCAGTGGGAGCAGAAATTCGCCCGTCACGTAAATCACGTCAGGGCGCAGGTTAAGCCAGTCAGCAAGGGGGTAAACCATGCAGCAGCACCAGGTGGCACCGCATCACGGGCAGTTCAGGAAATTCGGGCAGCACGTGAGCAGTGGGAACGTGAAAACGGATTTATCAGCGACGGAAACGGTCTGGAAGCTGTGGGAACTCATGGGGGAGGTTTATTCGAACCGCTGGACCCAGAAGAACGGGGCCGCACCTTCGAAGCTCTGGATTGCACAGATTGGCGCGATGACTGAGCAGCAAATCCGACAGGTCTGCCGCCAGTGCATGGACCGCTGCCGGGCGGGTGAAACATGGCCTCCGGACCTGGCTGAGTTTGTGGCGCTGATTTCAGAAAGCGGGGCCAATCCATTTGGCCTGACGGTGGATGCTGTGATGGAGGAGTACCGCCGCTGGCGTGATGAGTCCTGGCGATATGACGGAAGCGACAAATATCCGTGGCCTCAGCCTGTGCTGTACCACATCTGCCTCGAAATGCGTACCAGAGGGATTGAGCGCCAGATGACGCAGGGTGAGTTAAAACGACTTGCGGAACGGCAACTGACGAAATGGGCAAAGCATGTTGGTAACGGGATGAGTGTTCCGCCAGTGCGACGACAACTGGAAGGGGCGAAACACCCGCAAGGGCCAACGCCAATTGAACGGCTGAAACAGGAATACGAACGCCGGAAGGCAGCTGGTTTTATTTGAATCTGAGAAACGATTTTGTCGGAGGAAATTTTAATGGAAACCGTATTTGACGCACTGAAAGCAATGGGAAAAGCCACATCGGTAGAACTGGCCGCGCGACTTGATATCAGTCGTGAAGAGGTTCTCAACGAGCTGTGGGAACTCAAAAGAAATGGCGTCGTTGATAAAACTGGTCACACCTGGTTTCTGGCTGGCGAAGGTGAATCCCGGGTAACCGAAGAGCGGCCAGTAAAATCTGAAGCACAGGATATGCTGACCGGGGAGGTCGAACAAAAAGTTACCGCAGACATGATGATTGAGTTTATCGGTCAGGATGGTGCTAAAACGTGTGAGGAACTGGCGGGTAAGTTCGGCGTCAGTACTCGCAAGGTTGCCTCCACGCTGGCGGTGGTAACCGCAACGGGGCGGCTGGCACGCGTTAATCAGAACGGTAAATTTCGTTACTGCATGCCGGGCGATAATTTACCAGCAGAGCCGAAAGCCGCGCTGGTAACGGAAAGTGATGGTAAGGCCTTTCCTCAGCCAGCAGGTGCTGCGTTACCAGTCCGGGAAGCCGCAACACAGGAAGAAATTAAAACAGAAACTGTGGCGGACATTGTGCAGCCGTTGCCATCGTTTACCGAAACGCAAGCAGATGAGCTGATTTTTCCGTCCCTTCGCAGGGCAAACCTGGCGCTGCGCAGGGCGAAAAGTGATGTTCAGAAGTGGGAGCGAGTCTGCGCCGCGCTGCGGGAGGTGAACAAGCACCGGGATATTGTTCGACAGATTACTGATTCTTCCCGCCGTGTTGTATCGGAAAAGTGATTGCCGGAGGCGCTTATGGCAAAAGTATTTACACCAGAAGAGCGGGAAGAAGTGAAGGCGCGCATTGTGGAATTCGTGCGCCTGAGCGGACGAGAAACTTTTCGACAACTGGCAGATAAAACGGGTGTCAGTAAGACCGCTATTCGTCGTTTATCTGGTGCGCTTGCGGCCAGTGGTGATGTCTGGCTCTCTGGTTGCGGGGTATTTCCATCAGAGCAGGCGTATCGCGTATGGCGTAAGACACCGGAGAAGGCTGCTGACCCGACACTGATTCGAAAGTTACCTGACGGAGAAATACGTCGTTACAACAGACGGCAGAACATAATTTGTCGTGAGTGCCGCCAGAGCGAAGTTATGCAGCGTGTGCTGGCGTTCTATCGGGGAAACTTTCAGGAGGTGATGGAGTGAGGGTCAGAGTTTATATTGCCGGTCCAATGACGGGATATGAAAATTTCAACCGTGAGGCGTTTCACAAGGCGGAAGAGGAACTGAAACGGGAAGGGCATACCGTCTTAAACCCGGCAGTACTTCCGGACGGGCTGACACAGCCGCACTACATGGATATTTGCATGGCAATGATTCGTTGTGTGGATGCGATTTACATGCTGAATGGCTGGCAGCGGTCAGCGGGCGCTAAGGCAGAGCTGGCACTGGCGGAGAAACTGGGGCATGCAGTGATTTATCAGGAGGTGGCTCAATGAGAGAGGTTAACTATGAGGCGCTTCGTGAGGCAGCACAAAACTATCAGTCGACGCTGGCGTGGTATCAGGCTATCCCGGACAGCCCAAATGCTGAACGGGATTGTGATGCGGCTCTTGCTGCGTTTAAGCGTCACATCCGTCATCGGGAAGCGGATATTATCGCTGATTTGCTGGATGGACTGGAAGAAGCAAAATCACAACTCAACGAGCAGCGTGAGTATTACGAAGGCGTTATCTCTGATGGGAGCAAGCGTATTGCTGAACTGGAAGCGCGGGAAGTTCAATTACCGACTCGCTACGACCTTCGATATGGACACCCGATAAATGCAGATGAGCGACATGTCATGATACCTAAAGAAAATGGCAGTTGGCTTTACCTGATTGACTTAGAACACGCATTACGCGTCGCTGGCATTCGCATCAAAGGAGAGGAGCATGGAAATAAAACCAGAGGATGAGTTAAGCAATATCGTTTTATTTCCGGTAAAAGAGGATGACCCTCGTAATCAGGTTAATTTTCTTTATGAGCCATCGGAAAGACCATATTGTCATCACGCCTCTGTTCGGGTTGACGAAAAAGAGCGTCAGGTCCGCTGTAAAATCTGCGGTGCAGTTGTGGAGCCGTTTGACTGGATGCTCTC